AGCACGAAGTTAAGATTGAACCTAAGATTTGTCATCTAAAATCATCACAGGCTCAAGTCCATATGTTTGGTGAATGGAAAAATGCTACGATAACTTTTAAGTGTTAAAATAATACTTGACATTTCTTAAAACAACATATATAATTATGAATGATACGGCACAATATATTTTAATAGGGAGAATTTTATGGTAGTAGATGAAAAGGTATCCTACCCAGCTTGCAATGAAGCATATTGTTTATTGACAGCCTATCTCAGAGAAGAAGGCAAAGTTGGTGCTAAGTATAGTAAAGAAGACTTGACGGAATTTGTGAAATTTCTTGCCGACATATTAAAGCATCCTGAAAATTTTACTGGCGTTGATCGTAAAAAGAAAGAACGCCATGCGGATGGTTCCCTTAAATTGCCTGATGCCGGCGAACATGACGGATTGGGTTTAGCATAATAAAAGAAAGGTGATAAATGAAATATATTTTTTTGCTTACAACATTTCTAATTAGTTCCTCTGCATTAGCAGATCCTTACGGTACATACTATAATCCAGTTCAGGATCCACCTTTCGTTGGTGATTGGTCTGTTCCGGTTCATCGTGGTATGTATTGTGTTCAAGGCACATGGCATTACGGTTGGCTTCGTCCATGGGAAAGTAGTCCTGTAATCAAGCGTTCCTGTGGTACTGCCATTTATCAGATACGCTAAATAGTATTGTCTCCCAGACAAGTGCTACGTCCATGGGGCCGACGTTAAATGTCCCCACCCGCGGATGTGGTATAGATAGATGTGCCCTAGGTTTCCAACCTAGAGAGGTCAGAGCATTACTGACCGTCCGCTCCAATTCTCCTAAATAGTCCGCCCAATTCTGGGTCTATCAATATGGAGTATTAATATGCCTAATTTATTTAAAGATTGGCGCACATCATTTATGGCACTAATCCCTTTGATTGCTTATGGACTAAAATATGCTGGCGTGTGGCCAGAGAGTATGCCTCTCCCACCTATCGACCAGACATGGCCTTTCGTTCTATCAATCCTTGGTATTGGTGTAGCTGCTAAGGACTCTGGTTCTTCCAGTTAATCTTCTATTTGGGCCTTAGCGTCCGTTAGATATTTTCTAATGGCATCGACGGAGTTCTTACAACGGTGATTGTTCTTATAAAGTTCCACCACCGTTTTAGCAACGTCGGTGTCATTTAATTTTTGCCAGTTCGGCCACTTTGTCTTAATAGGACAATCATACATTTGTTCTGGTGGTGTTATCACTTGTAGTTTAGTTGTTGTCGCCGTTGACTGGCATCCTGCCAATAACAAAGAGATAATAATTAGTTTCTTCATCGTGATAGTTCCCTAAATGTTCGCTTTAGAACCTCAGAGGATTCTTTTTCATCTTTGTGGTTGTCAAGGTAAACTTCAAGGCCTTTAACCTTTTCATTCATTTTAATTGATTTGTCTTTTAGGTCGGCAATTATATCCGCACTCTCTTTAAGGATGGTCCGTGTATCTTCTAATGTCTTTTTTTGTTCTTGATACAATCGTTCCATCTCTTTTGCCTTATATTCGATTAAGGCTTCCGTGGCGACAGATTGTTTCCACATGTAGATACCAACACTCATCATAATGGAAAGAATGATTGCCGCAAATAAATTAATCGACCAACTATTGATTGGCATGTTGACCTCCACTCCAGTTCTGCTATAATATATAGGTATGAGGTGAGGAATGATTATCTGCTCCTGTAATATCATTACCGAAGATAACATTAAAGAATGTTTAAACGGTAAGAAACGCCAACCATCTGTTGGTACTATTCTAAAAGAACTTGGTTGTTCGCAAGTGTGCGGCAGTTGCTCCAATAACATCGTGGGTATAGTGAGAGAACATTACGGTAGTTTAGAAATAACTACTGATGATCCAATCTCAACTTTTATTCAAAGAAACGGTAAATATTGTCATCTGTAAGGAGAAAATGAAATGCGTGTTTATATAGGCCCATATTATAAGTGGTGGGGTGTTTACCAAACCGTAGACCTCCTACAAAAAGTAGGTGTAAGTGAAAAAACCTGTGAGGATATTGGCGATTGGATTTGTGAAAATACTCCCGCCGAAGATTTCTTTGACTGGATTCATGAACTAAAATGTAATCGCCGCAAAATAAAAGTCCATATTGATAACTATGACACATGGTCTATGGATAATACCCTCGCATACATTATCCTTCCTATGCTTAAGCAAATCAAAGAAACCAAACACGGTTCTCCTCTTGTTGATGATGAGGACTTGCCGGCACATATGCGTCATACCTTTAGCAAAGGTCCAGATGATTATGAAACTGATGACCGTTGGATTCATTACAAGTGGGATTGGGTTCTTAATGAAATGATTTGGACCTTTGAACAGGAACTTGATGATAGTTGGGAAGATAAGTTCCGTCACGGAACACCTGTCTATGAGGATACTTTGATTGATCCTGATGGAAATTATTATCAGCAGCCTCAATTAATACAAACAAACCCTGATTATTGGGTTGACAGAGATGGTATTAAAGAGTATAATAACAGAATAGATAACGGATTTAGATTGTTCGGTAAGTATTATCGTGGCCTATGGGACTAAGGAGATTGGTATGATACCTTTTCATGAAAGTAAGATGCATATTTTAGAGACTGCTTTTAAGCAGCGTGCCTTTGATGGCAAGTGGGAGCGAATTGTCAAGATTATGGATCTTGATAACTCTTACTCATTTATGGGTGAGAATGGCAACCGAACGACTCATATTCCTGAGAAATGGGTGACGGTGGGAGTTTATGACTTATTGATGACGATTGAAGATTAATCTTTTCTTTTTGATTGGGAAATTTTTAGTCGTGTTTCGTCGGATACCATTCTACCTACACAACTTTTATTTCCCATTTTAGCAAGACTTAATTTGCGCTTGTGTTCTTCTGAAAACTTACGTCCTTTCAAAGATTCCGATCTTTTCTTTTTATGATTATCGGAGTGTTTTCTTCCTTTCATACGCAAGGAATGCTCTTGTTTAGATTGTTCGGATCTTGGAGATGTATTGCCTTCTCCACCTGGTGAGAGATTGTAACCCTCTCCGAGAAATGTATTGTGTAAAGAAATGAAATAAGGTTCCATAACTTTATGAGTATAGACCTTATCTTCACTCTCAAACAGTATATCCCATTCAAAAGAGTCAAAACTATATTTTCTTATGGCTTTATGGAATAAACTATTTTTGTTGGGTTTATAGATGGCCTCTCTTTTATGTGATTTCTTCCTTCTTTCAAAGTTGGAAGTATAACCAATATAAGATTTGCCGTTGATTTTGTTGGTTGCTCTGTAAATGTAATAAATAGTCATGCTGATGCTCCGTAAAAGCGTTAGAGTCCGTAGAGTTCCTACCTCGTGACGGACATTACTATTTAGTAAACTTGACATTTCAACCAATGTGTTATATAATATAAAAAATGGAGATTGCAGACTAATGGCTACAAATATTAAAAACCTACGCCTACTAAACGGGCAAGATATCCTCGGTGAAATTGTTAAAGAGACGAAGGATACTATCACACTAAAAAATCCTGTTCGGGTCATGGTAGTACCGAGTCAGGTTAACCCAAAAGAACCATCTGTTGGTTTCGCACCATATTGTGAATGGTCAGAAGATAAAGAAGTTGAGATTAATGCGGCACATGTGTTAGCAAGATTAAATCCTATTTCTGAGTTTATCAATCAATATAATGCCGTATTCGGCGGCGTTATGGTACCAGACAGCAAACTTATTATCCCAGGAAAATAATGAAATTTTACACAAACGTTGAGGTATGGGGCGGAAGAATTCTGTATCGAGGTGTTGAGAATGAGAGAAGGGTGCGACATAAAGTCGAGTATCACCCTTCTCTTTTCGTACCTTCCAACACACCGACCAAATACACCACAATCTATGGTGAATACTTGGGTAAAGTAAAACCAGGTACGATACGTGATGCCCGTGATTTCGTTTCACAGTATGATAATGTTGAGAACTTTAAGGTATACGGTAATACAAGATATCAGTATTGCTTCATTGCC